TCATTTATAAGATATGTTATAGTTCACTATTGATTGGACGCAGCCCTTTGCTTTAGCATTCCACATTTATTTACTACTATTAGCATCAGCTGATTGGTATGTATTTAATGTTCCGATTGAATCCCATAAGAAACAAATATTTCTTGGGAAATCACCATTAGATTGTGCAGATAGCATATGATGCATAAATAATGCAACATCTTCTATAACTGGCTCTAATCTAGTTGGTGAGCTCATCATTTTACTGTCCGCATGATTATAATTCTTATACCTTTTATATAAGTCATGGTTACGTATTAACATAAACCCATCAGGTATCATAATTATTTCACCAGTTTCAGCATCAACACTTTCGGTACATTTAACGCCAACCATTTTTGCATGTTCCCAGTTCCAGTTTCCTTCAGTCTCAATTACAATTGGGAAATCACCTATATCTTGTGCGCCACGAATAGCCTCATAGAATGCGGTAGATTTACCTGTATTAGAAAATCCTCTGATTAAACTTAGGAATCCTCTTGGGAAACCAGGTATTTTTAATGCGTCATGCCACGCTTTAGATAATGGTATCCACGATAATTCTTTATCGTTTGGTTTAGAATCCAACCCTTCATCTGCCATAAACGCATCTAGGTTGAATTCTTTTTTTGGAATACCAGCTTTCTTTATTTGTTTTTTAGCCATAATGATAATATAATTTAAAATGGTAAATCGTCCTCAACTACAGTTGGTCCTTCAGTGCCCAATTCTGCTGTAGGAGTAACTGATACTTCTGGTGTAGGAGTAACTGATACTTCTGGTGTAGATAATATTGGTTCAGCGGGTGTATTCGGTAATGCTGACCCACCCATAATGATTTCCGTATTAGAAATAGCTTCAACTTTAGCTTCAGCACCTTCATCCTCTTTCGATATGAATCCCTTAGCTTCTGAACTCCAAACTGGTGTTTTCCCTAACGCAACAATCTTAAGGTAATCATAAGACTTAATTGTATAAACATCTCTCCATGTTTCGCCATTATTAATCCATCCTTTAGCTGTCTCAGCATTTTCTGATAATGGACCTTTATCGGATGGTAAAATACTCATAACCTTACACACCTTAGGATTCATACTATCTCTCTTAATATTTAAGATTAAATCCATACCACTATTTTCGTCAGTAATATCAGTATTGTAAGCTTCCATTAATGAAACAATCTGGTCAAAAATACCCTCATTTTTGTAATTATGCCAGAATCTAAACCACTTTGGCCCTTCCTCTTCTTTATCTCGGTCAATTACGCGAATTGCGTACATATCTTTAGAACCATACTTTTTAGCAGCTTCAATAGTTGCTTCAGTATTTGCCGCATATAATGTTTTTCTTGTCTCACAAAGTGGACAGTCAGTTCCATCCTCTTTCTCAGGACAAATCATTTTAGGGTATTTACCATCAACTTTCATACTATGTATTGCCATAGTAACAAATGGTGATTCACCTTCAACTGCGGAAGGTAAAATTCTAATTCTTTTAGTTCCAGAATTTACTCCTTCTGGTAAGAATGTAGAAAAGTATCGAGTTAAATCAAACGAACCTGACTTTTTAGTCTTAGTCTGAGTTGTCTTATTTCGATACTGGTTTAAAATTGCGTCGTAAGCATTAGCCATATAAAACGTTTTATAATTAATAATTATTTATCTCTACAAAGATACTACATTACTAACCCTAAACCAATTTTAAACAAAAAAAAAAGGTAACAAACATTTGTTACCTTAATTTTTTTTATTATATTTGCATTTTAAATCATATCTTCCTCTTCGTCGTTCTTAAAACCATCTTTAACATCAGTTTCATTATACGTAGAATCAATAGCGTCGTCAGTTAATTTATACTCGACAGTACCTTCATCTGTATTTTCCGATGGAGTTCCAACATCATAACCTTCTTTATCTGTCCAGAAATCAGTTAACTTTAAATTATATGGATATGAATCTAATGACCTTAGTTCCATCTTTTCAACATCAGTTGGATTTCTTTTTTCGAATTCTTGCTCTAATGAATCGATTTTATTTGTGATATCTTCTAAACCATTAAGTCTATCTTCTAACGCCGAAAAACTATTTAAAATAGAATCTATTTTATTTAGTGCTGCAGTTGATATCTCTTTTGCTTCTTCAGTACTAGTAACTATATCAGTAACATCTAACTCAATGCCATCCTCACTTACCTCAACATCAGGCTCATCTTCACCACCAAAGTCAGCTACATCATCTTCACCACCAAAGTCAGCTACATCATCTTCACCACCAAAGTCAGCTACATCATCTTCACCACCAAAGTCAGCTACATCAGAACTTTCTTCTGAATCAACCTCATCATCGGTTTCAATACCAAAATCATCTGGACCTAATTCCTCATCCTCCTCATCTAACAATAAATTTTTAGTTTCATCCTCAGCTGGGATATTGTAATTATACTCAACTAGCATACCGAATTTCTTCATATACTCATTCATCAATTTCTTTTTTGGCTTACTCATTCTAATGAAATATTATTATAATAATTGTCTACCGTCTTCGGTTATAACTCTTTTATTAATTTTTTCTAAGATACTTTTATCTTGTTTAATAGTTAACTCACCGTTAACGTCTTCAGATGTATTATCCATTCCTAAGAAATCATCTAAATTACTATCTATATTTTTTTTCTTATTCTCCATATTACGAGATGTTTATATTAATAAATACTTGGTTTTACGGAAATATTCGCTTAATATCATTAATTATTAACTTATCATTAAATATTAGTATTAACTTAGCTTTATATTGATTCCAATCTATTTTATAATTACTATGAATTATATTACCATTAGTAATGCCACTTTCTAATGCGATTAATTTATTTAATGCATTTATGGTATATATTGTATCACCTTTTTTATGTGCAATAACGGTTGAGTATACAAATTCGTTTAAATTTAAAAACTCATCACCAGAAAAAGAATAAGTCATAATACAGGTATCGTCATCTAGATTTTTAAAAATAAAAACGTTATTATTATTTATAGAGTATTTAATCTCTAATAAATCTAAAAACCATTCTATTTTATCATTAGGTACGAATGTAGCTAACAGCTTTCTTTTTACCTTCATCAAGTGAGTATAAATACGGGATTAATTTTACCTGATTATCGAATAAATCTAGATAATCGTCGTATATTATAATTACTTTTGAATTTAGTAAAACATTATTTTTTAAACTTTTTAATTTTAAAATTAGTTTATTGATATTTAATCCAATAAAATTAAGTAACTCTAAATCAAGCCCTAATATTCTATTACCGATAGATATATAAATTATTTTTTCGGAATAAAAAAATGTATATATTTTATTTTCCTTACATAATTTAATCAATTCTTTAATTTCACTTAAATCTAATTCAAACGGGTCTACGAATGTATAATCAATCATACTTAAGAAAGACTTCATAGAATCTAACTTAAATTTAGATAATCCACTAACATAACCACCTCTATCTTCTTTCTTATTAAATGTCCAATATTCGTGATTACCATATTTAAAGTTTAGTATCGACGTTGTTGGGTGTACCGATTTAAATGTACGATACCCAATATGTAACGTAGGTAGGTTTTTAAAGCATTTACTCTCATTATCGGTAACTAAATACTCTTCACCAAACCAGTCTCCACTTGTCGTTACTATATTACCTATTTTTACTGACATATCACAAATATATGATATTTAACCGTAAAAAACAATATTATTCTTGAGTAAGGTCACTATTTGTAATGCTAATACTAGTTGTTTGCTTAAGTTTTGGGTTAAATTGTTTTATTTGGTTGGCTTCTGAGCCGTTACTTGGGTTTAATTCAGTGTATGGACTATCACCAGCTTTCCAATAAGATAATGTACTTAACTCATCTAAATATCGTTTAAATGGGAAGGTATATGGGTCTATCTTCCTACCTGGTGATATTTCATGGTGTCCAGTAATAAACTTAAAATTCAATCCTTCTATCTCCAACAATTCTTCGATTAATAAATAACCATTATTAATTTGTATATCTGGCCATTCTTCATTTTCTAACCCCGCATGTACGAAAGATATACCTATCGAATAATTATTTACATATTGACCATTTGGGCCAAATGATTCGCCAGCATGACTCATTCTATCATTAAGTCTAGCTCCTTGTATTATAGTTCCATCTTTATCGATTAAGAAATGATATCCATAACCTTTATCTGTTAACGTATCAATTGCTGGTTGTAAAGTACTACCACCTGTCCAATGAAGTACAATCGTATTTACTTTAGATAGGTTAAGTTTTCTATTATTATTAACTTTAAAAAAGGGATTTAATCTTTTAAATATAGTTTTACTTATTTTAGTTCTTTTTACTTTCATTATGAAATATATATAACACCATTATCTGAATCACTAGCATTCTCATTCGGAATCTCAAACTCACGTTCATCAAAATCACTTACTGTACCACCATCACCATTACTAACATTACCATTATCAATTATTGTCGAATCATTATTATTAAACTTAAATCCACTGAAGTCATCTAATAAACTTAAATAAATGAAATTATCATTAATAAATGGTGGGTCGATATTACCAACTCGACCTCCTTCGAAATTAGT